TATAGCAGGGGTTGTTGTTGGGTTAGCCACGGTACCGCTAAAACCATTTGCTGTTGCCACGCTCACACTCGTGACGGTGCCACCGCTGCCTGTGGCGACAAGCGTGCTGCCAGAGAAAGCAAGCCCTGCACCCAAGGTAATTGCAGCCGCATTACCCAACGAACCTGTTGCATTTCCAACCAAAGATGAAGATGCTACTTGCTGAAATTTAGCGTAGGTTACGGCGTTAGCTGCGATGGTTGCAGTAAATGTTCCGGTGCCTGAACCGATAACATCCCCCATCAGCCCAATTGTCTGGTCGCCTGTATTTGTGCCGCTCAAGTTACTTCCGGTTACCGTTCCCACCGCTGCAACACTGTTGGGCGTGATGGCGCCCAAGGTAAAAGTTAGAGCGGGTGTTGTAGTGGGATTAGCAACAGAAGCTGAGACCCCATTTGCACTCACAACGCTCACCATGCTGACGGTACCACCAGGAGATGCAATTACAATCCAGTTGGCATTTGTGCTGGGCGGAAGCTGTTGCAAAATGTACGTCGTATTTGTATCGGTTTGTACGGCAACATCACCTACATTTGCACTTAAAGCTAGTCGCGCGGCTTGGTTGGCGACAACATACGTATTGTTAATAGTCAGGGGTGGTATTTGTGAGGCTGGAACTAAGCCACCGCTATCTAAAGTAGCCACACCATTTGCCATGCCAGGCACGCCGCCATAAGACAGGAGGTGACCTGATGTACCAGAAAATACCGCTATTGCACCATCCGTTGGAGCGCTAACAGCGTTTACAAATTGAGTAATAAATTGCTGCCCGGTAATAACGTAATCATCGGTTAAATCGAATGGCGATCGACCCAGATACAATTTATCTGTAGCTAGTAAAGAGCCGGCTACATTTACGATTTGATTAATATTCATGCCCATTATATTTTACCCCAGCAATTCAAAATTCTGACCATTTAATAATAGAAAATCCTGTCCATCCAAAAATTCAAAATTATCATCAGGGGGAGGAGCGCTACCGCCCCCGTCCGGTGGTGATGACCAGACTGTGGGTGCCCATGAAAAAATCATACGAACCACTCCATGTTGGTAATGCCGGCACCTATACGTGAAACTCCCCAACAAGAGAGAGGAACAAGTCCGTTATGACCAATCGTCCATGTGAGCACTTGGCCATTCTCAGCCAAATAATCAAACGAAGTATCCATGGTTAAATCAACAATCGTATTAAACCCACGACATCTCACTTGCGAGTTAGTATTTGAATTTGCTTGGTTCACATAGAACGCCTCATTAACCACCACAGGAAAGCTATATACTGGGACTTGAATCGAGCGTGGATCGGGGGTCCACAATAATTGATTACCATTCATTGGAATTTGTAAAGGCATTTTCTAAGCTCCTAATAAAGATGTTGCGACAAAGTCAAAATAAACAGTAGGCGCATATGGTAAAGTGGTTCCATTTGGAAAAGTTAATGCACCTGCGCCCAATCCAACAGAAATAGTATTTACGCCGCCCCCCACTTGAAATGCAGTCACATCGTGAGTGCCAGCGCTGATTGGCGCGCTTGCATTAACAAATAAAATGTAAGCTGTGCTGACAGCTCCGGTATAAGAGCTGTATATAGTTGTGACAGGAATGCCATACATTTCTTGAGGAAGAAAAATGGTTAGCGCCGTTGCGTTTGTACTGGAAGAAATAGGCCCCGTGTGAGGATAAGTAGTCGCCCCTATTCCCGAATAAGAATAAACAGGGAAACTGTATCCTTCCGTTTGTGTGATAAAGCCCGCAGGTACTCCTAATCCATAAGAGCGAACAACATAACGTCTACATTTATCTAATACGATACCAATGTCTTCATTTGGTGCTAAGGATGCAGTTTGATTTCTAACTAGCGATGAGTTCCAGAAATTAACTGAGGATGCTATTCCCATATCAGCAGAATCACACCAAATAAAAACACCGTAACAGGTAGCCGAAGGTAAGTCCTGGGCGTTTAATACATTAAAGTTTAAATCTGTATCATCAGGAATAAAATCTGCAACAGCAGATGCGTATGTCCATGCCGAGTTTAGTGATGGATTAGTTCCGGCTACATTCCATGAGGTCACTGCATTTCTAGGAACAGAAGCAGACGACGTATTGCTAGCTAAAACTGCCATTTTGAATGTATGGGGTGTGGTTGATGTCGTTAATACCGCACACAATGACACAAGATATTTATTTAAGTTTTCACAATTTAAATCTTCGATAATTTGGAATATACCGAATTTTTTATCAGCCACGACTATTGTAAGATTTAATGGAGAGCCAATTGTGCTTGATTGTGTAACAATTCCGTCTCCATCACTTAGTAAAATAGTTTGGTCTGCAATATAGGTTGCATTTGGGACGGTGGCAATCGTAGCGCCAAATTGTCTTGGATTAGTTAAAAAATCCCATCCGATTAACGCGCTTTCTTGCGAACCATATTGCGCTTGTAAATCTAAATATTCCTGTAACGTTTCATCATGAACTACTGCATTTACATCTTCAGGAACGCTCATCCCGATTAATGTGGTTCCTTGAGTTGGAGCATGTCCAGCAAGTTCTTCCGGCAATATTTTTACATACTGTTCATTAATGGTTATATATGGATAATTAATGCCACTACCAGTCTTTTCTTGGAGCGAATAATCAGCAAAAATAGTTTGCTGCGTTAGCGTTGAGTCTGCTTGATAAACAATAGCGACATAACTTCCTGGGCCAATTGTTTTTCCGCCTACACTAGGAACAGTAAAGGTAGTTGCATATTGCAATGGAACATCGGTGGTATTATAGGTTCCAATATTGATATCAACCGTTGTGCTACCGCCCACTCCAAAATTCTGAATAAGCCTTAAGTTAACAACCGATGAGCCAGACGCATTTAATGCATAAATATAAATTGATGCCGTAATTATCTGGTCATTAAATGACTGAACATTTTCATATGTTTGATAAATATAATTTGAGTTAACATCAGCTCCGGCAGACGTAACGGTATATAACAGCGCATAAGGAGGTGAATTTGGAACTATATTAGCGCCCGCGTTATATGTATATCGCTGTATGCTCAATATTGCGTTTGTGGTTCCTCTCTCATAAAACCAGTCGTCAGCTATTTCAGTTGTACCAACAGGAAGGTCTGTATCAGAGAAATTGGTGTCGATACTCCAGAAAGTAAATTGTTCGTTTCGCCCATAATTATCTAGACTTTGATAAGTAATAGAGCTGCCACCACCCCCAGAAGTTGTAGGATAGTTAGGTATTGAATAAATAAGCTCACCGGTAAAGTCGAGTATGTTTAATGTATAAAGATTTCCTGTGCTATCAATCTCCCAATAAATAGGATAATTAGTTATACCCGCTTGATTTAATGGGAGGGGGTTTGGGGCCGGATTAAGATTGTTTTGATCTAAATAAACTGGCTTCGGCGCTCCTGTAACCGTATCAACGGTAACAAAAAATCCGCCAGCGTTTGGAAGTCCTGTCCGGGTTGGCACATAGATAAACGGATTTTCGCCTAATACATAACTAATAGTCATTTATTCATTCCCCTGAGATTGATTTAGTAAGCCAATTAATAATTTGGCTAATGGTCCGGATGATTCTTGTAATTTTTGAGCGGCCGCATATGGAATGCCCATGTCAACTTGCTGGCCTTTTTTAAGACCGATAATTTTTTGAAGTAATTCTGGATCGTTAACTGCCTTACCATTCGCAACTGTCTGAGCCCATGATAAAAGCTTGGCGGCAACATTCGATTTATTACCAGACATGGCGTCCTTCAATAAATCATTCATCGCGTTAGTTGATTCAAATATGTTTTGATTCGCTACGTTTGCATACCCGGTTTTAGGATTTAGCATGGCGAGAAGAGACTCGTAGCCATTAGTCATATTATTTTGAAAGCGTTTAATTTCTTTTAACATCTCAGGATTATCAACAAGCATGTTCATTCGATAATTCCCAATGTTCTTTAAAATAACATTTAATTTTCCTGGATTTATATAACTTTCACCTAATGCATTTTGCTCTACCGAGCTACTTAATTTGTCAGTCAATAAAGCTTTCTTACTATCAGGGGCATTTTTTAAAAACTTAGATAATAAGTTAATCCTCCCAATACCTTTGTTTGGTAAAAAAGTATCAGTAATAGTATTGCTATCGGTAACGCCATTCACTATTCCAGCTATTTTTCTATCTTTTATTGGAACGATATTTTCTTTATAAAATTTATTGGCGTCTTCATATGCCTGACGCAATTCGGGAATGCCAGCAGCATCAGCTTTATCCAGACCTTCTTGGATATCTTTTTCTAATGAGCTAGCAAGTTTTGAATAAAGTCCGCGCATTTTTCTATCATTGTCATGCTTGGCTTTAAACGCTAAATCGTTTAAATCAGACTTAGCAAAAATAGCATCTCGAAATGATAATGGCTTTTTATCTGCTCCCAATATATCTTCCAACATACCAGAGGCTTCGCCGCGTTTATTAATACCGACAGCTCTTTTCATTCTTTCAATATCATTTTTTTCTAACCCAGCATTTCTTAATAAATTTTTCTTACTGACTTTTAAATCTAAATTATTATTATCAGCAATCTCGCTTACCATTGAATATAGATGTCTATTTTCCTCTTCCAACGTATCAACATGATTCACAACGGAGTTTTCTAGAAAATTAGATACTTCGCTTTTGTCCATTTTGTTAGTAAGTTTTTCAAATAACTGATTAGCTTGTTTCCCGAGCATAGAACCCATTTGTTGAATCTTTTTAGCCGCGTCCTTGGAAAATCCAGGAACTGTTGGCAGCGTGTTCATCTCAAGTTTATGTACGTTAGGGTTTTGAAGGGCCATCCCAGCCATGGGCGTCGTCCCTTTAGCATCCTTTATAACTTGCTCAAGCTCTTCTACATCACCCCCAAAGAAATCAGCTATTTTCTTAATAGCGTTATGTTTAGTAGCGCCTTTTACGGTTGCCCCCACCACATCCGCTCCCGCTTTTCCAATTGGGGATACAAGACTTCCGATGGTTAATCCTTCGCTAACATCTTCTCCGGGAGAGGTGGTGGCTGCTCCAAAGGCAGCCCCCCCCGGAATAGTTTTAGCAAGAGCTGAGCCATATTTAGTGGCTTTGTTTTTGTTTATTAAACCACGCAACGTTTCAACTGCTTTAGGTAATAATTTTGATGCGCCTTCTGCGGCCATCCCCAGACCTTTGCCAATAGCCATTTCAGCGCCACCGCCCAAAGCCATTGCAGGAAGCATGTTTGCAAATTCTTTAGTGGCCATTTGAGATATGCCGGGGTCAGTTTTTTCATAATCTAGCCCCATGCTCTTTTCTAACTTTTCAGCTGAATCTTTAATCCAGTCTGGAAGGCCCAAGCTAGATCCAAGTCGTCCCAATGCCCCAATACTTTCACCTAGCCCTGCTTTTATAGCGGCAACATTAGGATTGGTCCTTTCAATTAAATCATCATATTTTTTATAATTATTTTTTTCTATCTGTTTATCATAAAGCGCCACCATTTCATCTGCAGAAAGGCGTTTCGCACCAGTATTTGTTTTGGATTTATCGTAAGTTTCAATCATTTGGTCGACAGTTAATCTAGGCATTATTAGCCTCATTTAATATTCTTGACATTACTTCGGGAGAAACGCCTTTTTTCCTAGCGGCCGCCACCACTTCCTTATCTGTAGGCGAATAAATTTCCTGGTAAGAAGAGTGGTCTTTTATTGTGGGGCTTCTAGAATTTGCAGGAGATTTAACCCTGTTAGAATCTCTAAATCCAAATGATTTACCCATATTGTTTGCAATAAAAGTTTGCATATCTTCCCTGGAAGCATTTTCGTCGGCATCATCTCTTCCAACAGCAATTAAAGGCTCCCCCTTTCCTAGGTGATATTGAGATTGTAAAAATCTATCTTTAAAATCACCTAGCGTAGCGGCTACTCTATTAGCATATACTTCCGCTGTATCACCCTTTCGGGGAGCAAATAACTCGATATTTCTATGCATAGTTTCGTTTGTCTTTCCCTGGTTCATAACAAGGCTGGCGGTTTCCGCAGCTCGTGTTATTGCATCTAATGCAATGCCTGATTTGCTTAATACTGCAATTTGTTTCGGAGTTGCTTCATTCATAGCATAAGCTGAGGCTGCATCAATTAATTTATTCATGTCCCCTTTAAAATTGGTTCCTGAATATTCAATTCCTTGAGTAATTTGCTCAACAGCTTCCTCTAACTGTGGGTAAGCAGTAATAGAAGCCTGAGCTTTAGATTGTTGGTCAGGACGAAGTTTAATATATAAACCGGGACGCCCAGATGCCGTAGCCTGAACAAAAGGCTCTCCACTATTTTTTTGTTGCTGCACAAATCTTTGTTGCGACAATTGTTGCCGAGGATTTAGGCCGCCATTATTTGCCATATTGGCGGTAGCCTGGCGCATGCGAGCAATAGACGCCCTAATCTGCTGTATGCGTTCAGCTTGCATTGCCTCAGTATCAGCCAGACGCCTATCTCCCTGGTCTAGTCGGCGCTTTTGATTGCCCTCCATTTCACGCTGGTGGTCTAATCTACTAGCCTGAACAAAAGGTTCTAAAAATGAATTACCGTATCGTGTCATTATTTAGTTCCTTTTGGTTTGCTAAATAACCTATCCATAAAATAGACGTCGCCAGGAATGCGCATCAAAGAGTGCAACATATTAGTGAGGCCTCGTTGATGATTGGCTGAATTGCGGTCGGCAGAATTAACCTCCATTTGTCCCGTACGCATAGCATTTCCTGACATCTCTTTAGACGCACCATACTCAGTACCTAACATGCTTTGGAACATCTTTGCTAAACTTGCACCCTGCTTGTTGTAATCGCCAAATAATTCATGCTGAACATCAAAGCTGCCTAATACATTACTTAAAAATTGCTGCATATCTTGAGAGCCGATGATATTTCCGATTTCAGAGTCGATAAGTTCCTGGTTAGCAGAACCACCCATCCCCTGCGCATTCATTTGATTATCAGCTGCAGATGTTGCAAATTGCTGTTGATATTGAGCCATGGGACTTTCTTCGTATTGACCCATAACATGATTTAACATGTCGACGGGAGAGAGATTCATGTAGTCATAAAACTTTTTGTGATAATCAGGAAGTTGACCGTATTTTCCCATCATTCCGTAAAGCGTATTACGACCCCAATCAAAATCTTGACCGGCATTTTGCGTATAAGGACTTAATGACTGCTGAGCGCGGTCATATCCTTGTTCAGCATATTTGTTCGCATTACTTTTTTGGCTGAAAATACCCATCTCTTACCTCATGTCAACGTGTTGCACGTGATTGTTTCTAAAATATGATTAACTACTAACGGGGTACTTAAATCTGATAGTTCCGCTTTTAAATAAAAAATATCGAAATCCAAACTTTCAGAATAAGCATTGTCAATATTGAATTGAAATTGTGTATAAGGATTTGACCCTAAATCAGTATCGCCAAAATCGGGCATTTGAATATCAGTATTAATAAAATTAAATGCCTTCTGCAAATAAATTCCCCCACCATTCGTCATGCCAATTCCTGGTGTATTGGCTGAAAAACTACATGCAGGTGATTTCAACTGCCCCGTATTATTATTTCTGATAATGGCAGATAAGCTTATTAGCTGGCCGCTTAACGAGTCGGAACGAAACTGGCCCGTGGTAGAAAAGTTTTGATTCAGCAGCGATAATGGCGTCGCTAATACAGGAACTTGTACATTTAAGTAGTTAATAGAGCCCGAAGCGGAGCGTTGCGTTCCGGTATAAGCCGTGGGCGTTAAGGTAAATGTATTGCCCGTCCCGTTACTGACAAACCACTTGCTAAATATCTCAGTTAAATCTGTACTTGCTTGCGTAACCGGTGCATACATATTGCTTGATAGAACATTAAAGTCAGGATTTCTCAATATATATTCTTGTGCGCGATTAATTAGTGAATTTGAATTGGCATGCAACGAGCTAAATAATCGCTGATAATCAATAGATGCCACTCCTTGTTCGTCTGCAACGGTTGACCAATTAGGAGGGTTTGAGATGTTTTGAACAATAGTTTCATCTGTCATCGCGTGGCCTCCACAATATCAATTTGAAATTGCGAGCCAGTAATATAGACTGGCACAGGCGCTCTAATAATCAATTTAAATGTCCATGAATGATACGTACCCAAGCTGGTAAATCGAGTAGAAAAATTATAAACACCAATCCGTGCAAGCCGTCCGCGAATAGGTTCTTGAAAAGTTCTTCCACCATCAAGAGAAATATATAAAAATACTTCTGGCTCTGCTCCATAAACATAAAATGGCGCATTGGGAAATAAATTACCGGAGGGCGCATCGCCTTGTTGAAAATATATATCTAGAATTTTACCTACAATATTTCTAAATTGAGGGGCTTTAATTTCAGGTGTGATTCTAATAAGTGGACGAGGGTCACCACGCTCGGTAAATAAACTTTCAGTTAATTCATAAAGTTTATTATCGTTGTAACATAGAGCCAGCGCTTTATTATTGAAGAAACAAAAAGCAGTTGCAAAATACCGGTGCATATTTCCATTTTGAATATCAAACCATACACCGCTTGTCATGTTATAAACAATAGTTAGGTCGTCAATTGTCCAGCTACATACCCAAAAAGTTTGACCGTTCTCCGTCCAAATAAAAGCTTCTGCATTATCAGGATTATTTAATTGATTGATTCGATAATCGATGCTTGGCGTACTAATAACGCGAGGCGGATTTCCAGACGTCATCATCACTTTCTTGGTGCCGTCATTCGTAACGCTGATGAAAATAATAAATTCTGGTTGCTCTTTTCCTTCGTTTCCACCCACGCTTTGTACCGTAGATTGGTCATTAAGGGCCCCATATCCAAATATTAAGTTTTGGTCTGGTCTAAATGTAAATCCCACTTTTCCTGCATTCGCATAAACTTGAGTGAAACCACTAGTAAAGGCAAATATTCTTCCGTTACATGAGCGTAAAGATAGAAGAGGAAATGCGGATGTGCACGACCTAAAGTTTACAACAACAGCGTTAAATACGTTCCATACAGTTGGATCGTAAGGCGGGCTCTGATAAAGTTCTTGAGTACCATCATTGTTTACTAGAAAATAACCTTGTTGCTCAGTGCAGGTAGTGGGAGAAACCGGAAAGGCGGCGTCGGTTACTGGATCGAAATCACCCGTAGATATTTTATATGTCCATCCCCCTGTGCCGTCCACAATAAGAATGTAATCTCCGCCTGAACACATAGAAACGGGGCCCGTATTGGAGCCAATCGTTCCCACAGACGAAGGGGAGAAGGACGTTGTCATCACAAAAAATTCATCGCCTATCACCCAAACAGAGATTGGACCCACAGCTAGAGCGCCACGCTTTCTTCCTACCGCAGCTGGATTTGCTGTGCTGAAGGTTAGAATTTCTTGGCTGCCTGCATAAGGATATTGAACTTGCTGTTGCTTTACACTGTCATAAAGTGGATAGCAGTTAATGGCCTGCTGGCTATCAAATTGAGAAGAGCGCTGAATATTGGAACCCCCAATAAAACCTACTTCAATTGATTGATTAGAGCCCCCGCTAGCGGCCATAATTTCGACCCCCTCCTAGCGGATTGCACTCTTGAAAAGCATCACCCTGATTTACTTCGAAATCAAATTGGTTGCTACTTTCTAGCATGGTCATATAACGCGTAAGTTTGGATGAAAAATCTCTAGGTAATTGGCCACCTTCAAAGTCAGAGACCAATTCTGCTAATGCATAAATCAATGGGTTAAAAGCATAGCGCGGAACATTATCGCTATTTTGGAATAGGGTTACATTTCCCAAACGCTGTTTTCCTACAATCTTAATGGTTTGATTTCCACCTTGAGTGCGTGGATATAATCTTAATAGGGTGTAATCTTTGAAAACTTCATATGTCCAGCATGCTGGATAATTTGTAATACTTTTAAAAACAATAGAATTGAAATCTTTAGGTGTAATATATTTTGGTGTGTAAGTAATATTGCCTACATCATAGGTAAGGCTATAAATTTGGCTAAATGGCTGAGCGTCGACGTCAAATGCGGTGCTATTGCCAATTAGGTAATCTAGCGAGTTCCCAATAGCTTCAAACGTTAGGCTATTTACGAAAAAGCAGTAAGTACCGCTTTCTCCCCATGCTGCTAATAAATTATTAAGTAAAAAAAGGCCTGTATTGGCTTGCGAGCCAGTAAGCACTACATTTTCACGGGTAATTCCCGCCAAACGATAAGCTTGCGCGATAATTTCACCAATAAATGTCGAACTATTTAAATCGCCCACGTTTTTTCACTTTCCTTTTGTTACTGAAAGGTTCCGGAGACTGCGAAAGCAGTTCGGGTGCAGTCTCCGGGTTTGCCTTCAGATAGCGTTTACGCATCCAATCAAGCTGGTACTCTTGTTGAGTGTGATACTGAACTGCACCATCTTTCCAAAATACGGTAAACGCCATTCTTTTGCCTTAAGTTGCGCTTGCAATCGTAAATCCATAACCATTTAACGGTAACGCGGCTGCAATAGTTCTTACTGTCCACTGGTTATTGAACAGACCGATATCACCCTGAGAAGCAACGTTCAGAGATAATGGCAAGTCGGAACCTGGCACTTTCATTTGCAATACCATTTCAGTTGGGAATGCGCTGTATTTTTGATTCGCAGCGATTGATGGATTTGGGAAAGTAGCAACAGGAGGGTTAGCAGCGAAGAACCCATCGCGTATAAAGCCGAAACTTTTACGGTAAACGGTACTCGCGCCACCAAACAGGCTAACAATCGCACCGCTCGTCACTTGAGCGCTAACGTTTCTATAGTTATCAGCAGGGTTTGCAACGATAGGGGCAAAAACGGCAATTTGCGCATTACCCGAACCATCTGCGTCAACCGATGCATTGAAACCGCCCGAACCATTTGGAGAGCCCATAACGTAGAATTTCTTCGCGTTATTATAAGGCTGGTATGAATCAGGATTTAATGCGCGCACTGGGGTGGTGCCGATGATAAAGGAAATTAAATCGCCTTTGTTTAATACGCCTGTCGCATTAGCAGTAAATCCACTTAAGCTTACTAATGTGAACGCGTCATTAATTGTGGTAGTCAAAGGAACTGTTGTAGCAACAGTTACGTTACCAGATGCAGCGAAAGTACCATTGGTATGCATTTTCATCAGCACATCTTCGCCTACCTTCATGCCATAAATATTTTCACGACGGGAATTCAGCATGATTGGGGTTGACATACCTTCGTTAAAGTAGCTTGGGTAAGCTAACTGTAATGAGTTAATGGAGTCTGGATGGAAAACAACATATCTATCGTTTCCGCCATTAATTTGACGCAGCCCCATGTTAGAAAACTGGCTATCATAAAGAGCCATGCTCGCTTGGCCTGAAATAGGCTGAGTTGGATCGCCAACCGCATCTGACCAATACATTTCGCAGCGGTCAATAAAGGATGAATCAACTTGGTTACCAATCGAACGAGCAGCTGATGTCATATAATACGCATCGAATTCAGCATCATTTTCTGTCATTGAGAAGAATGACATTTGTTCAGCGGTCATTGAAAACGGAGTTGTTTTTTGAATATCTAAAGTGATAGTTTGTTCACGCACAAAGATATTGTTATTTTGGGTAGTTAAATCTACAGATAAACCGTCGTAAGTAGATAATTGTTGTGGATAAATGAAACGACGTGAATCGCCAGCGGATGCATTGTTATTGAAGCCCATATAAGACTTCGCTAAGCCTGACATACCAAGAGCGTTAATAAATGAAGGAAACATTTGTTTAGCAATCAGATTACTTACCTGAAAACTATTATTAGCTGTTGAAAATGGCATGATAATACCTCTATCTTAAATTAGTAAAAATCGTTTTACTGATAAAAGATAGAGGAATGGGCGTTACTTTTTACCCATAAGCTTTTGCTTGACGTGGTCTTCGACTGACATCTCTTTCCAGTTTTTAGCTGGGGAGCCGCTGCCGCGTGGACGCTCTATACTTTTATCAGCACCAGTTGTTTTTTTACGTTTAGCGGCGATATCGGCATGTAGTTTTAACATAGCCGGTATCTGGTCCTCTAAAGGTAAATTTTTGAACTGTGGATGTTTACCAACGGTATAGATGGTCTCAGCAGCGTATTCCAGGTCTCCCGCCACCCCCAAAAGGGCGCGCTTTGTAGAATCGCTGTCGACGTCCGCAATATAATTGCTGAACCAGTCAATAAATGCATTAGCCTTTGCAGGCTCTTTCTCCAGTTCTTTACGCATTCGCGCAATCTGTGGATTCCATTTATTCGCCAGCTTTTCATTCTTAGCTTGAGCTTGCATACTTTCAGTAAGAAACTTTTGAGTTCTTTCCTTAACTATGCGGTCAATATCTTCAGAATTAATAGCTTTTGTAGCAACAGAAGGCGCAGATGCCGCGAATGCATCTTGTTGCGTAAAGTTGGTATTAGTTTGTGGTTCGCCGGTAGCTGATTGGAAAAGACTTTGTATAAACTTGTCTTTCGTCTCGAGCTCAGCCATTTTTTGGACTAAGACCATTTCACGCTCGCGGGCTAATTGCTCAGCACGCAACTTTTGCTCAGTTAGGTAGTTAACTTTACGTTTCCACCGACTGGGCTTTTTCGTTTGCTGTGAAACGGTCTCATTAGTTGAATCATCCTCGCCTGACTCATCATCGTGACTTTCGTCATCATCGTGGTCTTCGTCTGGAGATATTTCACTTAGGACATCATCGTAATCAGAATGGTCAGAGTCGTCTTCTGGCATTTCGAAATCGATGTCGTTTTCATCTTGCATATATATCTATTCCTATAGTAGTACATTAGTCTAGCTTTATCAACTCAGTAAAGATTTTATTTTCAGCTTCTAGCGCTTTAATGGCCTCTTTACTTTCCCTTTCTGCCTGACGGTCTTGCGCATTAATTGCGGCTGTTTCCATCTCTGCAAAACTTTCTAAATTACGCGTCTTCATGTCCATCACTGTTTCGGCATATTCCATTTTTGCCATTTGCATGTCTTTTTGCATTTCCATTTTCTTGGTTTCATTATCTAAATTAGCCTGTTGCATCGCCGCTTTGGCTGTCATTAATTTAGCTGCAGCAGTAATCATGTCGGCCTTAGATTCCATTTGCATCGCCTGTTCTTGAGGAGTTGGAGGTTGTGGTTTAACTGGCTCCCCATTTTCTTCTTCAATAATCTGAGGCGGAGTAACCATGGACTTAATACGATTAACTAACGTATTAGCGTCGGCGATAGGATAAAGCTCTGCAATAAGGTCATATGAAAGAGGGCCAAGTTGCATTGGGTCCATTCTAACAAACTGCATAAGTAATTCGATAATGGCAAACTTCTGAGAGATAAAGCTAGCGCCACCTTTAACTTCAATGTCGAATTCTCCCTTAGATAAGTCATTCTCCAGCGCCATATTTCCATGCTCATCCATCTCATACTGCGGCGTATTAACTTTCTGGTAAGTAATCTTTCCGTTTTTACCTCTTAGCATTAAGGTTCTTTCGCCATCATATGTGTGAGGAATACGCTCGACTCCACATCTGGCAAGCTCGCCAACACCTTTAAGTAGGTTATCGGAATAAGCCCCCATTGATAAATCGCCGGCAAATTGGCGGTAACTAATTCCTTTACCGCTGGTTGTGTTGGATTGGTCACCCATGTTTTCATCATTACGCCCCAGTGTGGCACGCACGTCAGCTTGGCACTGCTGCATGATTGTTAGCAGGGATGTATTAAATGGGGGTGGAGAAATAATATGAGGAACAAACCCAGGTGCATTTGGGTCCGGGGTAAAGGGGAGCTGTTGGGCCAAATCTGGATTGTTCCATACTTTTGAATCTGCGGCCATGTTAGCTTTGGTAGCTATCAGTTTAGGTGAAAATGTTTTTCTGATGCCATTGATAATTTCTGAGAAGCAATAATTAGCCCCTTTTTGAGCTGTGTGAGCAACGCCGGCAAATGTAATTGGCACTACTTTGCCTTCAATTGTTTTTGTTTCACCCGGAACATAAACCAAAGGAAGTTTTTTAATTTTAGGATTAAACTTTCTTCGCTCTAACACATGATGCTTTGTTACCAAGAACTGTAATATTCTGGATTTAGTTCGTACCTGTCTTTTCAATACTTTTGGAATATATTCGGGCTCAAAGGTTGGTAACATTTCTTCCGGCATGCCAGCAGAGCGTAACTGAGAATGCAAGTCGTTCATTCTGAGCTTATTATTTGCATCAAGTTCGTGGGCTTTTTTCTTAAGTTTATTAAATGCTTTGGAAGAAAATTGAGAGCCATTTTCTAAGATGACCATTTCTTCAGTGTAATATTCCCGGCACCAAATATTTAATAGCATGACGCTGTCGCTATCTACCATCTTCTCTAAAATGCCGCTAGAAATACTTTCTTGGTCGGCTGACATTTTTAGTTCAGGCCATTTACGATTAAATTCTTTTTTTGACATGATGGTATAGATAAAACAAGCTGCACCATCCGTTTTATTTGGCGTTTGCGCTGCCGGGTCCCATCCACAACGTAATATATCCATAATGTAGGGATAACATAAAACATTATATAAACTATCTTCATTTTCCTGTTCTTCATCTACCAGTAAAGCGCCCCATCCTGCGTCTAATTGGTCGGAGAAACATTTAGCAATCACTTCATCTGCATTGGAGGTATAAGCGATTTGATTAAGTAGTCCATCGTATATTCCAGCTATCTCTTTGGGGACGTCTGCGCTTGTAGGAATAACGTTTACGCCTGGGGCGGAATGCCGTTGTTCCGCAACAAGTTTACGCTGAATAGGCATAATAATATTATTGCTATAGCACGGCTTGCCCGCCATATTTCTTTCTGAGCGAGTCCGGGAGTCCCACTGGTCAACATAAATAAACTCAATGTTATCTCGGGCGTTTTGAATGGCTTCATTAGCATATTGAAACCAGTTTTCTGCAAACTTAAATGCATATTTGGCTATCTCGCCATCTTCCATATTCCAAATTTCGCCGTCATCGTAATCATAATGTTCCATTTTTAACTCCAACCATATTGCACTACGCCATCGCTACTGCGAGTTGCTTGCAGAGATAAGGCGGGTTTATTTTCGGCAGCGTTATAAAGAGGCAGGAGTGCATATTCGCCGGCCTCAGCGCTATGTGAATAATCGTTTTTTTCCGGAACCAAATGAAACTTTACGTTTCCGTTACTAAATACATTTATTCGTTTATACATGTAGCCACCTGCATAAGCTTCATTCATGAAATCACAATGACGAGATATCTTAACAGCAGCCTTACCATGTACGTTTCTATTTAACCATTGAGACAAAGCGGCGCGTCTTGTAGCTGGGTCATTAGTTTGTCCAGGATAAGTTTTAATTCCTTTCTCGTTTAGGGTGCGAATTTCGTGAGAAGTAATTGATTTTCCTGCGGGGTCGCCTGTGCTGACATAATTTCCGCCAAGATGCCATTGTGCATATTTGGTTTGCCACATAGGAAGAAATACAGAGTCAACAAAAGTTGCTATATCTGACCATTCTGCTTGCCAATTATCGATTAGATTTAACACGCCCCCAACCAATTGCCACACGACGACAGCAGGAGTTGCCCCGAAGTCCCATCCAAGATAAATAGGGCAGCCATTAACTGGCTCAATATCATCACGAGCATAATGGATGCTCGAATTGTACTCTGGATGAACCGGCTTTCCATCAAAATTGCTTCCATATTCGCTTAACACGTCTACTCTAAATCGCTCATCATCAAGGGAGCGTGCCATATTAATAATACCGTACGCGGTAGAACCTTTTTTGTTTTCTCTTTCAGGGTTAATTACCCATCTTCCAAGTCCATTTACTACGTCGGGTTCTTGATCTTCCAATGCCGGAATCATTGCAGGCGGTTGCCGATAAAACTTCCATCCTGGGGGTGGATTATCTTCCACTTCTTTTAGCCAATGGCGTATGTTAGGCGCGTTGGTATCAGCGATTAGGCACTGATAATACAATCTTCCTTCATAATCTTCAGGCAGCCCTAACATAGGTTTAGAGGGGTATCTTCCAGTTAAGCGAGTGATAAGCCCGATAATTACGCTTCGAGACACTTCTCGTACTTCATTGAAGTAAAAGACGGTTAGCTCTAAAGATAATACTTTCTTTAAGTCATCTGGCTTATCCATAGAAACAAAATACACATCAAACTCACAGTAGGCACCCTTGTCATCTTTGAATCGCATCACGTGGTGAAAAGGAGATTTTCTATACAGGCGTCCAAACATAGATTCAGGAAACCATTGTAGCCACGTGGCGAGTGTAGTTAGCTCCAATTCAGAATAGGTGTTACGCAATATTAAGCCTTTAGCGCGTCTTATCCCATCCGCGCACACGGGCACTTCGAGCATAACTTGGAAGAACTCCATGCAGCACATGGTCGACTTACCACCCCCAACATGTCCATCTACAATTTTTACTAACGACTCGCGGTCATTATGCAATAAGATGGCTGTTTTTTCGGGATAATAATTAATATCACCCATTTATTCTGTTCCGCATTTAGCATCAACTCGATGAATATTAAGGGTGGACTTTTGCTCTTCCTCGCCGTCTTCGATGCGATCGCCGTATTTCTTGCGTTTTAGCTTGGAAGCTTTCCATTTAATAAAATCTATTTCAAGTTTAGCGGCGTTAATTACGCCATTATCGAGCGATATTTTTCCTGTAACTGGGTCCATATGCTCATACGCTTTCAAGTCTCTAATAATCGTATTAACTTTATCTAATTCCACTTCAACCTGTGAAGATTTTGCACGCGTATAGGCCGAGGAAAAGGCCGGATATTTCAATAACCAGGTATAGATTGTTTGATCATCAGGCCAATGAGCATACCGTTCACATAAGACCTTTAGTCCGTCTGGAGTTTTTGAAATAACCTCGCATATTTCAGCGCCCATTTCTTCAGTGTAAGTACAAGGAACTCCCATGTCTTATCCTCTGCGTAAATTATTTACCACAGTGTAAGACATTTCTTACAAAATTGTAAGAATATTCTTAAAGTCAAGGAATATTTTTAAATTATTTACTTTCCCCATTTAACAATCCTCATTTGAATAATTAACATTTACTCGGCTAAAACCCGTATTAAATAAGGATTTACTCCGTTTTCTTTACTGGAAAGATTTGCAAATTAAAAATATTTACTTAAAATGTGTTGACATAAAGTATATTGTCTACTATACTTATTATGTAACGTAATTAAAAGAAGTGTCAAAAAAGGGGATATTTAGATGAAAAAATTATTTATAACCGGCTCGGCAATTATATTAACGCTAAGCTCCATTTTCACGATTCCAGTTAGTTTAATAATGTCCGGACTGACCGCTGCCTACACATCTTATGCATGGGGATTTGCATCGCTCTTTTTCGTGGCGATGGGAATAATTGGCTGCTGGCTATGCAACCACAATGACTGTTTATTGCCGAAATATGATTTAGGAGATGATTAAAAATGGATGACCATCAATTAGATTATTATGCGCCCAACGATCGAGAAGAAGATTCAGAAACTGACTACATGGCATCTTTTCCAATAGATGTTATTGAAGATGATACATGGGATTATATAGGATATTAAAAGGAAAAAATTTAACATGAAAAAAGTAATTAACAATGACAAAAGTGTAACCATTACATTTAACAATAGAGAGTATGATTTGGTTAGATGCTGCCTTTCTTCTTTGATGAAAAAAAATGGAATAGAAGGGAAGTTAACAATAAAAAAATTCTTAAAAAAAGTTGACTTATGGAGTATTTTTTGTAGGCTTCACTCTGAAGAAGCGTTGTTTGCAACCGGTAAAGACATGATAGAAGCTACAATAGAATTTTTAGGAGATGCAGTAGAGGTGCACGAGACAGAAAAAATGGATGCATGAGGACATTATTATGAAATACTTTACAATTTTAGTTAAGAATAAAAATGAGAAAACAGTTATGTCCATTTCATTAACTGATTTTAATGATGTACGTCGTTATTGTGAGATATCAGCAAAAAATATAGAAGAACATGATTCAATAATAGTAACGCAGAATGATACGGCATCTGCTTCCATGTATGGATTTATTTGCGCTATTCAATTACCGGACGATGATAAACTAAGGGTTATATAATGGAAGATTACACCAAAGAATTTCAAGAGCTTGATTTTGCACTGAGGGATATGATTAAAAAAGAATTAAGTATAGGCCTACAAGATTTAACTATTTTAAGGATGTGGGCTCAATTTTTCATAGAGCACACTCAAAAAGATAAATCATTTTATGAGATGATATCTTTCAAGATGGAATCATCTTGTCCCGATTCTTTTTGGGAAGAAATAGAAGTAGACTGTATAAACTTAGCTAATAAATTAGAGTCAGTGCATAATAATTTTATTAAAATACAATTTGAAGAGCCAGCGGATAAAATGAACTTGGTTTTTAAGGAGCTGGGAAGTGTCCTTATTCAAGAATTGGATGAAATAGAAAAAATAGATAAGACTATTCACTAAGGATTTGAAATGAAAAACCGTTAATGTAATTGCTGCGAAATAGATTATGAAGATGAGCATGATTATCTTAATGTAATTATATATAGTGTAGATTGCCTTGAATGCCGGGAAAGGGTTGTTGAGCAAAAAAAACAGATAGAGCAGACGAAAAGTTATATTTGCACCCTTCCTGAAAGCATTAAAAATGAAGAAGAAAATTCCAATATAGCATCTTTCGCGGAAAAGTTAGCCTGCTTAATTAGAGAAAAAAGTGAGATGCATGTAAGTCAATATGAAGTTTTTCACGCGCAAGGGCTGACACAGTCCCTCACCTTATTAAAAAATTTAGTTGCTAAATACAAATCAGAAGGACGCTTTAAATGACAGTCAGAAAATGTAATAAATGTGATTGGTTTTGGGATGGCGCAGATTGCTCTGGCTGTAAGATGGAGTTATCAGCTATGGGGTTATCAGGCAAGCTTTCTGGAGAGGACACAGCAGGGTTTGGTTTTGAATTTACAGATAAAACCATATACAAATTAGCAAATGCAGTATGCGATGAAATGGAAAAAAGAGGAATTTTAAAATGACATTAGATTTATTGGAGGGAGATTTAAATAATGTTTAAAAATAAAAAATTACAAGAAGAATTGAGCATGGCTCATCAATATCAAGATGAATTGCTTAATGAAATAAAAAGATTGAGAGAAAAGCGAGTTAACCTTGATTATAAAATAGAATCACTAACATATGTCTGTAAATTTTGGCAAGATCAATTTAACGACCTTAAAAAAGCAATAAAAGATGGCGATAATATATGCCCGACTTGTTCTAAATTATTAAGACTTCAGGGGGATAATTCCGAATAATGACAGCAAATGAATTAATAAATATACTCAAATCATTTGACCCTAATGCTAAAGTTAAATATGCCGCTTACAGTGAGGAACATGAAGGATTACCGTATTATATGCCTTTAAATATAATTGATGTTTCGAGCTACATGGGGAATATATTGTTATCAACACAAGAAAAATTTATGTACCCAGATAAATTTCTTGATGATGAAGAAAAAAGGACTTATTAAATGTCATTCACCCGCTACAAAATAAACTACCCAAAAACATTAGCTTACGAAAAAGCCAAATATACAATGTCTACTCGAGATACTTTAAAAATTATCGAGTCCATTGGTGAATTATCTCCGACAGCTGAAATAAAAATTAAGAAGAAAGCCTATGATAGCTTGGTTAATTTATTGCATCCATTAGAGCAGATACAAGCTAAAAATGGAATGAGGTGGAATTTTGTTAGCGTGGTACCCGTGTAAATATAATATAGGAATTAATAGATGCCGAATAATGTAAAAAACCATTTATCTTTTACCGGTAACAAAAATAACATTTTATCCCTGATAAAATTTGTTGAAAGCAATAAATCTATTTTTGATTTTAATAAAATAATTGAATGTCCGCCAATATTTGAGAATATATACAGCAAATACTCTCCAGCCACATTAAGAGAAGAATACTTTAGAATGGACGAGGAATATGATGTAATGCTGTCAAAAGAAGAGTGTGAAATATTGCGCGAACAATATGGGCACATAGGTTGGTATGACTGGAGGACCGCCAAGTGGGGAACTAAGTGGAATGCATACAACGTTGGTAAATGGAGCACAAAAAGAGGGGCGCAAATAACATTTGAGACTGCCTGGGAAAGCCCTGAACCTGTTCTAAGAGAATTAATGAGAACATTCTCTTCTGTGAGCTTAAAGGTCAAGTGTACCGGAGAAGTGCATTCACCTTATAGCTACTGTATTAAGGCAAGTGGGGTACCGGTATGAATAATGAAAAATTACGAGAAAAATTAAATAAAGCGTTAGATAAAAATACAAAAAATCACTTTGCTGACATCCTTACAGAAGGCGCACTCTATCATTTAATAAATAACCATATAAAACAAACTGTAAGCAATGATTTTATTTTTTGTATTAACGCCTATATACACCCAATAAGTGGATTTACACATTTTTACATGATCACAGACAATCCATCTACAGAATGCCACGTTTCGATCGAAACGGACAGAGGTTATAATAAAAATTGGGTAGCTAGAGCATTTTTTAATTTTATATTGGACAATGTAAGCTGCATGCTAGAGGAATTAAAATGAACTTCATTAAAAAACTTTTACATAACAAACAAATAAAATATAAAATTAAACTAATCCATGAAAAGAAATTACTTCTATCTAAATTAATGCCGACAATCCCCCCATCAAACGGGACGGCTATAACAATATTATTACAAGACCTGGAAGTACTAGAATTAGAAGAGATACAATTAATAAGGGAATTACAATGAATGATTTTCATAAGGAAGAAAATGAAGTTATAGGTTTTTTATTTGAAGATGGAAAAGGATATTTTGGACAGTTAGCCGTCGATGAATTTAAAAAAGGAGGTAAAATAAATCAGTTTATAACAAGAGGCGTGACACGTCTTATGTCTGCCGCTGATTTGGGAGAAAAATGGGGGAGATGGGCCGATACGATGCCAACATTATTTTTAAAATCGGATTTTTATAAGAAGGAGCCGTAATGAAATTCCCCCCTGCTGAACTTGAACCTCAAGTACAAATTAATATGCAAGATAAATTGCAAATTGAATTAGATAAGCTATGCATTAAATTTAATTTGCTTGAGATACGAAGGGTGAGAATTACTGATCGGGCGGCAGAACATGGTTGGGTATTTTCATTAATATTGGGTAACGGAGTTAAAAAAGAAGATGAATCTCTTCCCTCTCATCTAATGGGAAAATTTGGATGGGGAATTGATGCGCACGTAAGTATTGTCACTTTCCAACCTTGCAATGAAGATGCTATAGTAAAAGAATTTTTATCATGGATAATAAATAATTATAAAGCTACAAAGGACTGCCTTTAATGAATATAAATGATTGGAAAAGAAGTATACACGAAGCGTTAGAAGGTAAAAAACCACCAGCGTGGCCTGAGGATACCCTAACGAAAAAATTAATTGAAGAAATTTATGGTGACCATGCACTCCTTAAAGGATTTTCTTTGCATCAAAAACGTTTAATGTCTCTATTTATTCAGCATGTGAGTTTAAATGATAGGGATGACAGTTAACTATATATGCCCGGACTGTAACCATAATATGCGTTATTGGGGTATTAAAGGCTCATGGATTATGGCAAGATGTCGCTATTGCAAGATAAGCGGCGCTATAAGACTTTTAGCCTATGATACTAACACTCCCTTTCCCTCCGAGCCTTAATAAGCTATACGGGTACAACCCTAAAACGTGTTCACCCTATTTAAAACCTATAGGAAAACAGTACAAAATGGTCGCGGGTCTCTTAATTAAACAACAAATAAAAGAAAATCAATTTGAGTTCATCGATAAGCCGTGTTCAATCATAGTCCATTTCTCACCCCCAGACCTCCGATTCCATGACATAGACAACCTATACAAAATACTTTTCGACACCCTAACCTATGCAGGCGCATGGAAGGACGATAGTCTATGCAAGGAGCGGTATGACTGTAAGTTAGCGCCTGAAAAACCAGGAAGTTTAATATTACAGATTATTCCTTCGCATGAATTGTTGTTTCAGGTGCCCATTCCGTTTATTTATTTCTAGCGGCAATTTTCTCCAAATAAAGATAAACAACTATTATGATGCGATAAATCGAGTCGCAGAGCGAGTTTTTGAGTCGCATTCACTTTCATGTTCAAAATTGGAACCCAAGATAATTTTCTAATCATGGTATTTTAAAAAGTTAATTAACTTTTTAATTTGTTTAATTAACACATTTATGATTGTTCCATGTGGAACATAACCCTTCCTAATTTAAAAAACACACACCTAATTAAATATTCGTTTAAGACGAGTATCTCTTTCATCACATTCTTTTTGTTTGAATTTAAACATTCGGTCCCGAATCATGATCATCCCAATTTCAAGTGTTAAACCCTTCTCAACATGACTTCTTAAAATTGCTGCGCCAGTGTTGTAAGATAGTTTACTTTCTGTGCATTCGTTGTAAAATTTAATAATATTGGCAATAACATCAATTTCCGATTTATAGCTTCTTGGTGCAACGTTTTTATATAGGGTGCTACATGCGTATGGGATTGACTGTTTTAATTGAATGGCGGTGGGTGTTTGATCGATTTTGGTGTACCTTGAGGGATGGCTGTCTCGGCTGTTCGGCAATTTTGTATGTAAAAATGGCTGTCTGCTCTCTCCGATCGTAGATCCCAAACTCTCTACAAAGTTTGTTTTTATAGTTTGTGATATAGGAGGGGTCTTGATCCGACAAAATGGCGGATCAAGAATTGACTTATCCACAGGTTTATCCACAGACTTATCCACATTTGGCAGATCAAGATTTTTAGCACACTTTTTATCCGCCATTTCGTTTACTATTTGCTCTATTTTAGCATAGTTTGGTCTAATTAAAGCCACCTGTCTTCGCTGATATTCGACTAAAATATATTCATTTTGACGTAGGTAACGCATGGCGCGATCTACAGTTCTTATTGAACAACACATAATTTTTGAAATCGTTTCAGTTCCAGCATAACAAAAAGATTTCTTAATGGATAATTTTAGAATGAGCTCTAAGAGCAGTTTTGCTCTGCGATTGGGTATGTTGACTTTGTTGATTTTTTTGTACACTATATAACTTCCTGTTATAGATATCGTGACGGGAACGCGGTTTACATCCTTTCCGCGTTATTTTTGGCCCTAGAATTTCTACTTCTCTAGGGCTTTTTTTTGCGTCTGTTGTAGTGTACAATGCTTACCATACTTTTACAACAACAGAGATAAGCTATTATGACTCAGCCATTTAAATTTAAAAAAGATAAAACTATCGAAGCCGTAGACGCACTCCTAACTCTCACTTCCCATATGCTAAATATTCTAATGCCTAAAGATTTTTCCACCGAAGGAAAAAAACAAGCAACCGCCGATGCGTGGGCTCGAGCAGAACAAATGAAAAATATAGTCAATCAATATTATGAAGAACATCCCCTTAAACGTAATTATGGTGCTCCAGTTTATAATTTTAAATTAGAAAAAACAGCTGAATTAGCTTTCAGAAAAGCACTTGACTATGCAGGAAATGGAGCCGCCCTTGCTGAATTATGCTGCTGCGCCTCTACCCGCATATATGAAATAACGCGAGGCGTTAAATCTACAGTAGGAATGAAATTAGCTAAAAGAATTCATATAGCAACTAAAGGAACAGTAAAAGCATGGGAGCTAAATTCCCAAATTGATAAAGATTTTAATCCAAGTGTTGACATATAGTTTATTGTATACTATACTCATAAACATGATTACAAAGGAGGTTTAATCATGATGGCAAAAAAAGTAAAGAATTTTGTTTTTAGTATCGAAGAATTGGTGTTTTTTGTTTCTATGAATTTAGCGTGTAGTTTATTTTTGAGTGGCATGATTATCTTAATAAAAGGATTTTAAATAATGGCTAATACAACGTTAATATTAGGTGAGTCAGGAACTGGAAAAAGCACGTCTATTAGAAATTTAAATCCAGATGAAACATTTATTATTGCCGTACTTGATAAGCCTCTTCCTTTTAGGGGAGCAAAGATAAAATACATCGATAAAAATGACGGTAACAGATTGGTTAATTATTTTAGTTCCGATAACTATAGGGTAATAATAAAAGCAATAGAAAAAATAAGTAAGGAAAGACCAGATATAAAAACAATTATATTAGATGACTGGCAATATATAATGGGTAATGAGTATATGTCTCGAGCTGATGAGAAAGGCTTTGGGAAATTTACTGAAATTGGTCAACATGCATGGCAAGTAATTAATGCATTGGTTACAGCTAGAAATGATTTAAATTGTTTTGTTTTATGTCATAGCGATAAAAATGAAGATGGCAAAGCCAAATGTAAAACGATTGGACGCATGCTTGATGAGAAAATAACTGTAGAGGGAATGTTTACAACAGTAATGCATTCTCTTATTGTGGATGGAAAATATTTATTTGCAACTCAAGGTGATTCTAGCATTATTGCTAAATCTCCGATGGGAATGTTTGAAGATAAATATGTACCTAATGATTTGCAGTATGTAATAAATAAAATAAATGAATATGCTGACGAATAAATACGTTAATAAAAAAGAGGATATTGAATATGAAAGAAAAGAAAATTGAACATTACAAGATAATAGCTTCTGATTATTTTGGAGAGCTAGAAACATTTGTAAATGATTGGATTAAAAAAGGGTATGAGCCGGTAGGTGGCGCTTCTCAATGGGAGGATAAGTACCACGGAAGATACTTGTGTCAGCCGATGGTAAAATGGAAAGATAAAATTTAATTAAATTTAATAGGGGCGTTAACAGCGCCCTCTACAAGGAGGTAATATGAAATCGATGTATGCGATAGGGATTATGCTGGTAATGGTGATACTTTTTATAATTCAAATGAATGCAATAGAAAAAATAAATAAAAAAGTCATGTTTGTTCAAAGTAAAATAAGTGATTCTTACGTATGTAATTGCGAAGGAACCGAGGAAAAAGAAGAAGATGTAACTTATCCAGAAGGAGTTGGATCGTGAATTTATACCAAATAAAAACAGAATACCAAGCCATTATCGATGCATCTTATGAAACGGGTGAGATAGATTACGATAAATTTAAAGAAATTGATTCAGCCTTAGAGGAAAAATGTTTTGCATATGGATGTGTTATTAAAAATATGCAAGTCGAATTAAATGGCATAGAAGAAGCTATAGCTAATATGAGAAAAAGACAATCATCCTTAGAGAATAGAATTGAAAGTTTGAAATTCAATGTTATAGATGCATTGCAAATAGCTAAAAAAGAAAGCTTTGCTTATCCTGAATTCGCTATTAAGTTAAAAGACTGCCCTCCTTCTGTGGTTATATTTGATGAGTCTCTTATCTCAACGCAATTTATAAAAACAAAAACCCAGAATGTGATAAATAAAACGATGATAAAAGAATATTTAACAAAAGGTCTTTCGGTGCAAGGCGCTGAACTTATCAGAAATCAACGAGTGGAGATTAAGTAATGTTTAAAAATAAAAAGGAGGATAAAAATGTTTGAGTTTGAACTAAGGATGAATATAGATGAAATTGATAAAAAAGATAGATATTTTCAGGAGGGTCCAGTGGATATTTTTATTGTTAATATGCAAGAAGGAATGTCTAAGGGCGGCAGGAATCAGGTGATAGTTTCTTTAGAGTTAATCGATTCAGCTAATAAAAAAGGTAAATTTACCTTTTATCTATCGGTTGACTTTAAGATTATTGAGTTTTTAAAAGCTGTTTGCTCTACTCGGGAAGAGTATGAAAAAGCAAAATCTTTATTTTTGCAGGGTAAATTTGATTTCTTGAGATATGTAGATGGTACAGCTCAAGGAAATTTAAAGTATGAAAAAGATGATAAAGGTGACGAGTGGCCTCGATTATATTTTAAACCTGTAAAATATGAGTCAACTTCTTTATCTGATACTCCAGTTAAAGCCAAGGAAGGCGCTCCTTTTAATGATGATATTACTTTTTAAGAATTGGGAGGGCTATTTAGGGTCGCCCTTCATTGCGCTTTGCCGGTAGCGTCCCAATAAAACCGGCATACTATCACCGAATTATCAGGGTGTAGCTCAGTTTGGTAGAGTACTCGGTTTGGAACCGAGATGTCGTAGGTTCAAGTCCTACCGCCCTGACCAAATTGCTAAATAGCTCAGTGGTAGAGCAGCTCGCTGTTAACGAGTTGGTCGTAGGTTCGAATCCTACTTTAGCAGCCAATAAATCGGTACTAAATAGTTACTTCTTGTAATTTTAACTATTTAGCAATCTACGTTCTGCCAGTATCGTCCGTAGACTGGCGCCATATTCTAGTCTCTCATAATGCACGTTTGAGAGCTCCTCCGTCTGTCGGTGCGGTCTAGAGAATCTGACGTCACAACGCACACTCTGCCAGTAGTGTAATACTGGCAATTATATTAATTACATTTTAAATAAGGAATAAATGTTCATGAGTAAATTAGATAATTTATTAAAAATAGCACAACTGGTAGAGGGTGATATCTCTGAAGCGGAAAGTAATATTTATTCTCACCTACTAGGTAATTTTGTAATAATTCGTACGTATGCTGCTGGCGTACATGTTGGCTATTTAAAGGATTTTGACGCTAAAAATCTATGCGCACGACTAAGTAAATCGCGCAGAATTTGGCGATGGGAAGGCGCGTTTACCCTGTCCGAAATAGCTAATAACGGAATTAAAGACGGAAAATTATCAGACTTTATAGATGACATTATTGTCACGCAAGTTTGCGAAATATTGCCAACTTCAAATACAGTGGAACAGCAGTTAAATAAATTTATTATTTATACTCCTTAGGAGATTGGTATGTTAGCAATAAATAACGGCTCCGGCTACGGCTACGGCGACGGCGACGGCTACGGCGACGGCGACGGCGACGGCTCCGGCTACGGCGACGGCTCCGGCGACGGCTCCGGC